AAGAAGATTGTATACGATGAAGTATATGGTCCAATACCAACATGGCTCAATGTTGGATATTCTATTAGACTGAGGGCTGAGTATCAACAACAAATTAACGACCTTGTGACCCCATTTGCAACAAGGACTGGGAACATCAATGCTTTAATAGCAACTCATAATGGACACAGATATGAAGTGTTTATTGATGGAGATTACTCACAGGGAAACAATGTAGCAACCCTTGGAGAAGAAGAACGTTCATTTGAAACTACAATAAATTTAAAGGTGCTTGGATTTCTCTTAGGAGATGGTCCCAACGAAGAAGCCCCAAAAATTGTGACAAAACAAACCATTGTTGAAGTAAAGCTCATAAGAGAAAGATCGATCGTTGGAGACAAGAAGCCTTGGGAGTCCGACGACGCAGATTTTAGAGAGTTTTAAAAGTGACTTTCGCATTTGCTTTAACTATTTAATAGGAAAAATGATTTTATAAATTTTAAGGAGAACTGTCAATGGCTAAAAAATTCGATTTTCTTTCACCCGGAATTGAAATCCGCGAGATTGACCAAAGCTTCATCGGTGTTGAACGCGATGCAGAAGGACCAATTATCATTGGCCGTACTAGAAAAGGACCGGCAAATAAGCCAGTAAAAATCCGCAGTCTTGACGACTTTGTGTCTGTATTCGGACTACCAGTTCCTGGTGGTAACGGAGCACAGGGCGACATGTGGCGTGATGGTAACATGACAGGACCTACTTATGCTTCTTATGCTGCACAAGCATGGCTTGCATCTGAAGAGTCACCAGTAACAATGGTTAGATTGGCTGGAGATGAAAAATCTGGAGCTTCTGGTTTTGGAAATGCTGGATGGCAACTTAGTGCTTCCGCTATGACGGATGCCTTTGCTACCAATAGTGCTGCTTATGGACTATTTCTTGTCGCATCTGGTGCTACTAACCTGGGAACAGGATCACTTGCTGCTGTATTTTATGCAAATAGAGGATACATAACCTTAGATGGAACAAAAGTTTCTACTGGTGTTGCTAATACAAAAGAAGCCGGTACTTTCATCAAAAGCATTGGATCAAATTGTGAATTTAAATTAGCAATTTATGACTCTGCGAACACACTCACAGACAACCTTACTTTTAACTTTGATAGAAATTCTTCAAAGTATGTTCGTTCTGTGTTTAGCACTAACCCTCAAATGGTTAACGAGACAACAGTTGAATCAACTCAAAGAAAATCTTACTGGTTGGGTGAATCATTCGCTCGTGAAGTTTCAAGCCTTACGGCAGCCGCAACTGGTGAAGTATATGGAGTTCTTCTACCTCTCGCTAGCGGATCGACTGATTGGTCAGATCACAGAGAAGGTGCAAAAGAAGCCTATTCTGGATATGTTGTGTGTCAAAAAGAAAAAACACAACAAGACATGTTCCGCTTCAAGTCTCTTCATGTTGGAGAGGAAATCGAAAAGAATTACATGATCGCTATTGAACAAATCGCTGAACCCGCTAACCCAGTAGTCAATGCTTTTGGATCATTCACTGTAGCGGTTAAGAACTTGGCTGGCCAAACAATAGAACGATATGTTGGATGTAACTTAAATCCATCTTCTCCTGACTATCTCGCAAAGAGAATCGGAGACCAATATCAAGAATGGAGCGATGCAGATCGTCGCTACAGAACTTATGGAGACTTCCAAAACCAATCAGACATCATTTATGTTGACATGAAGCAATTCATTAAAGATGGTGGTGGACAAGGATTACTTCCTGCTGGTTTCAAAGGACCTGTTCGACCTAAAGGGTTTACTCTTGCTTATGGTTCAGTCGGAGCTAATGCTTTCGGTACAGTAGATGCTGGAACTGGAACAAAGTCAACTCGCACAGTCACCTATAACACCGGTGCTATGGCGAATGAGGATACATTGGTTTTCGCTCATCCAACACTAGGCAACTTTGTAATCACCTTTGCAAATGGAACCGGCACTGCTCCTACGGAGTTTACAGCCCAAGCAGCAACAATCAAAATCAGTACAACAAATACACACCAATTGAACGGAGACGCCGTTGCAGCATTACTAAATACTATAGGAAACTACAGAGCGGTATCTGATGGTGCTGGTGTAGTAACAGTTACTGCTCTAAGCTCTGGTCCATTCTTCAATGTTGAAATCTCAGAAGGTGGTGGTAACTCTAGACAGGTTATAGGATCTTTAACCCCTGGTGTTGACGGAAGTGATTTTGCTGGTGCATTTGTTAAAGGAAACGATTCCGTTCCCTCAACCGGTGGTGACGCCGATGAGTTCGTAAACGGACCTATCAATTTCACAGCATCATACAAATTCCCATCAATTCCTTTGAGAGCAAACGGAATCGAAGGTGGAGCTGCTGACCCTTATCGTGCTTACTACGGAATTCGTCCAGCGATTAGCTCAACATCAACTTCGCATGATCCAGATTACTGTGATTATCTAAGAAGGCTTCCTGTTGGAGCAGACTCATTCACTCCAGGTGCAGACTTCGAGCTTTCATTCACATTTACTTTGGATGATATCGTGATTGACACGGCAGCGAACACTGTAACTTATACAGATCTTTCTTACGATGCTAGCACTTCTTATTCAGTCTTGAACTCTTTTGGAGCACTTCTCGATAAAAATGTTCGTCAATTCTTGATGCCTATTCATGGCGGATTTGAAGGATGGGACATTACAGAGAAAGAGCCTTTGAGAGATGATCTGATCGGGACAACTAGGGCAGATGCTACAAACTATCTTCAATACACCATGAACAAAGCATTAGACTCTGTTCTTGACCCTGAAGTTGTTCCAGCAAATCTTCTTGTTATGCCGGGAATTAAGAAACCATTAATCACAAACAGGATTATTTCTGTTGCTGAGGCAAGAAAAGATACTTTGGCAATTATTGATCTAGAAAACGATTACACTCCAATTGCGGAAAGAGACACAGACGATACAGATTCAAGCTCATTGGGTTCGGTTACAAGTGCTGTAAGTTCTTTGAAATCAAGAAATCTCAATTCATCTTATGCTGCTGCTTTTTACCCTTGGGTACAAGTTTCAGATAACTTGAATGGTGGACAACTTGTATGGTTGCCTTCATCGGTAGCTGGACTTGGAGCAATGGCGAAATCTCAAGCATCTTCTGAATTATGGTTTGCACCTGCTGGATTTAACCGTGGAGGACTTGGTTCTCTTGGTGGATCTCGTGGACCTCGTGTTCTTCAAGCAAGACAACGTCTTGATTCAAAAGAGAGAGATTCTTTGTATGAAGTAAACATTAATCCAATCGCTACCTTCCCTGCTGAAGGTGTGGTAATCTTTGGACAAAAGACTCTTCAAGCGGATGCTTCTGCTTTGGATAGAATTAATGTCCGTCGCTTGGTTCTTTACTTAAAGTCTGCTGTTTCTACAATTTCTAGAAACTTGTTGTTTGATCAAAATGTACAATCAACTTGGAACCGCTTTAAGTCACAGGTTAATCCAATCCTTTCTGATGTTCAGTCTAGATTCGGACTTTCTGACTACAAATTGATCCTTGACGATACAACAACAACTGCTGATCTAATTGATCGCAACATCATGTATGCCAAAATCTACATCAAACCAGCTCGTGCGATTGAATATATCGTGGTTGACTTTGTTATCACCAAGACCGGTGCGGATTTTGTCTAAGCCACTAATTAAGAATATATAGGAGAATAATATCATGGCATTTTGGGGAACAGATTTAGTAGCTGGAGACGGCGATCCAAAAAGAAAATTTAGATGGAAAGTGCAATTCGGATCTGCAACTAACCCAGTTGGAGATGGAAGTGGTGTCGTATGGTTTGCAAAAACCGTCACTAAGCCGGAAATGACTGTTGGGGATACAGAACATAAGTTCCTCGGACACACATTCAAGTATCCTGGTTCCGTGAGTTGGAATGATTGTGAGTTGACATTGGTTGATCCGGTCTCTCCGGATGCAGCGAAGCAGACTCTTGACCTCCTTCATGGTGCAGGGTATAGATTCCCAGATTCTGATTACCTTACGGGTGCCGATGCCTTACATACTATGGCAAAAGGCGGTGCAACTGCTGCTTTAAAGCCATTCATCGTCTCACAACTTGATGCTGAAGGTAATACAATTGAGCAATGGGAACTTCACAATCCATTCGTAACAAAGGTTGGATTTGGCGATCTTTCTTATGAAGACGATGGCTTGTCTGAGATCTCCTTGACAATTAAATACGACTGGGCTAAGTGGTCAGCTGATGGTAATTCAGAGATTTTCAAGGCTGGTTACACACCGTAATCAAGGAGTCTTAAATGGCATTTTGGGGCAATGATCTCAACGAAAAAAGCAGCCATCCTAAACAAAAATCTAGATTCATTGTTGAACTAGGTAATGGCGGATGGATGCTTTCTTTGTCTACTATCACAAAGCCGGCTGTGACTATCGAGAAGAAAGAATATAGAATGATTAATCATTACTATAACTATCCCGGTATTCCCAAGTGGGAACCGATTACAATGACATTTGTCGATAATCAGATTTGGGGAAACTCCATCTCTACAGTACCTGGCGGTGAAAATGTTCGCAAACCACTCGAGAGAAGTACTTCTGGTAAATTATTCGAGATGTTAATGGCGACAGGCTATGTGACTCCAAGTGGAGCAAATTCCACCCTACCCGATAATAGGGCTGCTGCTGAAGGCGGTTCATTTCTTGCCCCAGTCGTTTCTCCAGAGAAGGCAGCAAGTATATCCGCTTTTGGCACGACTTTCATAATCTATCAATTGGCACCAGAAGGAACCGATGGAACAGGAAATATCAATTTCACAGAGAAGTGGACACTTCACAATCCAATCATAACAAAAATTTCATGGGGGGACCTTGACTATGGTTCCGATGATCTCGTTCAATATACCCTAGATGTTTCTTATGACTGGGCTGAACATGAAGAACCAGGTCAACAAAATTTTGAGACCTTGGCTGGTCCTGGCTCTAGAACACAATAAACTAAGAGGTATTAATGAAGAAAAGAAACAACCAAGACCGCATGATGGGCGGTCACAAACCAAAATCGTCAGAAGATGCGCCACAAATGGCCAACCCAATGGATTTTGTAACACCAACACAATTTGTTCAAATCCCATCCAAAGGAAGATATCCAGAAGGACACTCCTTAAGAGGACAGGATTCAATTGAGATCAAATACATGACAGCAAAAGATGAAGATGTCCTAACGAACCGTTCTCTTCTTAAAAAAGGAATAGCGATTGATCGATTAATCCAAAATCTTATTAAAGATCCAAGCATTAATGCTCGTTCTCTTTATATTGGCGATCGTAATGCGATCATCATCAATGCAAGAGCATCAGCCTATGGCGCAGATTATAAAACTTCGGTTGGTTGTCCTGCTTGTGGGGAAACATCTAAGTTTAAATTTGACCTTGCCGATCACGAAGAGTATCATGGAGATGAATATCCAGATCTAGTTATAAACAATGAAGATGGGACATTTTCAATAACCCTACCTGCTTCTAGTATTGTTGCTCGTATTCGTCCACTAACGGGTCAAGACGAGATCGAAATGCTTTCAGGCGGTAAGGCTAAGGACATGACCAACGACTTGATTACAAAGCAAATGAAGCGGTTTGTAGTGGACTTTAATGGTTATGACGATAAAAAGACACTCAATCATGTTATTGATAACATGACTGCTGCTGATGCGAAGATTTTGCGATACTCTTTCAGAGACATCTCACCAGACATTAAAATGGAACAAACATTTGCCTGCAAAAACTGCGAGCATGAGGAGGTTATGTCGGTTCCATTCGGAACGGACTTTTTTTGGCCTGACAGATGAGTACATGGAAAATGTTTATGAATGCTTCTTTACATTAAAGCATTATGGCGGTTGGTCTTTATTTGAATTGTATAACTTGCCCGTTGGTCTCCGGACTTGGTGGCTAGAGAGGACAATTGAGGAATACAAGAAAGAAGCCGATGCGATGAAGAAGTCTTAGGAATAATGATGTTCGGCTTATGCCGAGCATTTTTTTTTGAGAACTAATTATTGTACCAACGAGGATTCCTAAATGGCGACACCAGAAGAAACAAGACAAGCGGCAGCCGCAGCAAAGTTAGCGGAAAAAGGCCAAGAGGCTCTTAACAAAGAGCTTGAGAAATACAATGAACTTCAGGAGAAAGCAAAAAAATTAGGGCTGGGATTGTTGGACATAGACAAGCAGAGGGCAGAAAACCAAACCGCTCGCCTGAAAAAAGAAGATCTAGCAATCAACGCGGCCAAGAAGCTCACAATAGCAAGGCAGGAGCTGAGCAAAGCCCAAAACACAGCAGACAAAGAGTTCTACGCAAACCAAGCTAAAATGTATGAAGCGGCGCTCTTTACTCATGAGATCGAGCTGAAGCAACTCGAAAAGAAACAAAAGGTTCTCAACGACATCAACAATACGGAAAAGGAATACGGAAAGGAAGTCAAGAAGAATTTGGATGAAGCTAACAAGAAAACAAATACACTAAGTAACGCCTTAGCAAAATTCGCAAGTAAACTACCAGTCGTTGGGCCGTCGCTTAAAAAAGCCTTTGAAATGAAGGACAGTATTGCAGGACTTGGCACCAGCATTTCAAAGGCTGGGAATATGATTGGTGGTAAATTTGGTAAGGTACTGCAATCAACAGGCACCAGTATTGGCACATTAGCGACCAAAATCACTGGTGGTGCTTTGGCAGTTATTGCCCTAGGTATTGCTATAGCATCTCTTGCACTAAAATTTGACAATCTATCAAAAGAAATTGGAAGAGCTACTGGATTTGGAGACAAATTCAATCAAACATTGAACCGAGGATATAGACAAACTATGATGTCTGGTGTTTCAATGGACGAGTTTGCTGGATCTATAACATCTTTGGCGAATAATTTCTCGGGATTTAACCCAACGGCAGAAAAAACCAATCAGTATTTAGCGGCGACAACATCTCAACTAACAAAGCTCGGGGTTTCGGCAGATTCTTCCTCCAAATTAATGGATCATTTTCATCGTGCCATGGGAGTTTCCCAAGAAATGGCTGCAGACATGACCGCTCAGTTGGTCATGATGGGCCGTGAAATCGGAATCACAGTGGCAAAAATGGCTAATGACTTTCAAGCATCCGCTGGACGATTAGCAATTTATGGTAAAAACAACATTAAAGTGTTTAAACAACTTGCTGCCCAAGCAAAAGCGACAGGCTTAGAAATGAGCACCTTGTTGGGAATATCTCAAAAGTTTGATCAATTTGACACGGCAGCGGATTCAGCAGGACAATTAAATGCTGTTCTTGGGACCCAACTCTCAACACTTGAGTTAATGAATGCCACAGATGCCGAAAGAGTACGGATGATAAAAGAACAGGTCCAAGCATCTGTTGGAAATTTTGATTCTTTAGACAAATTTACCAAAATGTATGTTGCTCAAGCTATGGGTGTAAAAGATGTTGCCGAGGCTCAAAGATTATTAAACATGAGCCAAGCAGAAACAGCAGCAAATGCCGCTAAAATGCAAGAGCAGGCAGACATACAGGCAGAACTCGCTAAAGCCACAGCAGAACTAGTTCCAATGATGACGAAACTAAAAATAATAGGAATGAAGATCTTTATGGTGTTTTCCCCCTTGATTTCGGCATTTGAGTTTCTGTTCGCAGGTTTGGACATGGTATATGAAAAAGTTGCTTCTTTGTTTCAAGGCATGGGCGATCTCGCTTGGGTGGGGACAGCCCTCAAG